ATATTTAACCCTAAAGTTTTTAGCTAACATACGAGCTGTGGTTTTAATACTAGGTTTATCTGTTAGCTTTGGATATATTTCAGCTACAAACTTTTTAAGCGCCTTATCCTTATTATTTGTAAGTTTAACAACATCTTCTGGCTTCTTTAAAGCTGAGTTAACTGTTCCTACCATGACGACCATAATCTGTGCTTCATCATACTTACCATCACCCCAGAAGCCCACATGGACTCCTCCTAGCCGTTTGGAGATTCGTGCCTGTGATTGGTAAGCAATATCTTTAGAGCCACACATGAAGAATATACGGTTGTCATCGTCTATAGCATTTTCTGCAAGTTTGATGATACCACTAGCAACCTCCGTCTTGCCAGAGTTGGTACTTAGATGCACAATCCCAACTTGTTTATCATATGACTTCTTAACGGCTTCGGCTTGGTAGTCACGTAGTGTAATATCAGGCTCCTCACCATTACCTAGTTTAATAATATCAGGAACCTCTGCACGTACGGAATCCGAACGATTATCTATAATATCTAATACCATATTCGGATATTTAGCATATTGTGTATTAAATAAATTAATGAAATATCTTGATAAACCTGTTGGAAAGGTATGTGTTTTTTGATTATAAACTGAAATACGCCCGTCCCAATATTTACGTTTAAAAGCAGGCGCCATAAAACGATTTGGGTCTAGAATATTAATTGTTTCATATACTAGAGTATCAAAGGCTTTCTGTGTTGCTTCTGACTCGATATCATAAACTATCTGACTGGTATAATTATTCACTAATAGCTTCATGTATGTTACCCCCATGCACAAAGTGGTATCGGCATACAGGCTGATAATTCAAGTTACCACCAATTTGAACAGTCTTACCTTCTGATACTTTATTACCACTCTCGTCTACTCTAATATTCATTGTTGCTTTTCTGCTACAATACCAACAAATTGAGCGGATTTCTTCAATCTCATCACTAATTTCAAGTAATCGTTTACTAGCAGGAAATAAAGTACCCCTAAAGTCTGTTTTTAACCCATATGCCATAACTGGAAGGTCATAGTCATCAACTAATAGTGCAAGCTGTTCTATCTGATTAATTGTTAAAAATTGAGCCTCGTCTACTAGAACGATTGAGTAGTTCTTATCCTCTAAGTGTTGGTCTACTGCATGAACTAAGGTATCCCCATCTTTTAAAATAATATCTGGCTTAGCAGAGACACCAATACGACTACTAATCATATGATTAGAACGTGTGTCTAGTTGGCTAGTTACTAACAGAGGATAACGCCCTGTTTCTGAATAGGAATGTGCTACTGCTAACAAATCAGCAGTTTTCTTTGAATTCATTGTGCCATATAAAAACTTTAACTTTGCCATTATATCCCCCTATCTTACCCTACAAGTATACTTCAAAGCTATTATAAGCTCTTCTAAGCGCTCTTTGCCTAATAGACCCTGTTCTGCATGCTGGACTTCTAAAACGTCTGTATTGAGCTTATACGCTGTCTCTCGTAGAGTTAGTAAATGTGAAGTTCTAATATTGTAAAACTGATTACCTAAATCTGCATATTCTACTTTTCTATTATACAATAATTCTTCAATCATTTCAACTGCATTAAAATTGCCACTTCTTTATCCTCATGAAATAGTATCTCATCTTCAATTGTAAGTTCAATCCCCTTTTTAAAATAAATTGTATTTACCATGTCTCTTGTAATAGGTGACACAAATAAATAGTCTGCATCTGCAATATCTTGTAGTGACTTTACCTTTAACAAATTCTTTCCTCCTAAAAAATACAGCCCCTAAGGACTGTATCATAAATTTATTCTTCTGTAAATGGGTCTTCTCTAAGCTCAAACTTTGTGGTTTGAACAAGTCTAGCAATACTGGGTTGTTGTAGTGCTTTGTTTGTTAATCCATTTACAGTTAAAAATTGTAGATTGCGTGGATGTTCTAGTTCTTGTTCCCAAAAAACGGCAAGCGTTTCATAAGAACTTTTTAAATCTGGTCTTGGTTTAGGTTTGACACTAGCGTCTAAACTTAGCCCATTATCAACCACATCTTTACCCAACAATAGAATATTCTTAATCCCACTATTAAGACTATCTATTGAGTTAAATGCCAAGCGAAATTGTATACCGTTTTTACCCGCGATACCAACTTCTAACTTACCGTTTTTCTTAGTGGTAGTTAAGTTATCTTTCATTTGATTATAAATATTTTCATCTATAACCTGTGAAATGCCAACAAGTGTACCTCGCTTATTGGGTTCTAATCTTAATCCTAATATATAGATTTTATCAGTATTAGGTGTTAGTAATTCCATCTGATTCTTCACCACGTTCCTCTTGTACTAATTTAACTAACCTATCTAAATACCATTGTGCTTTCTCTACATCTTTAACGGGGGTACCTTTATAAGGAAATCGTGAAACATATTTAATAATATTCAGCACTAAAGCCCCCTCCATAGCAGTAAAGTTAGACTTAGTTAGTAAGTCTGTCACGTAATCAATTGGTTCAATACTATGGTTTGCATAATGTGATGGGAAAGTAATATCGTTAAATTGGTTCTTGTTCTTTTCTATCATTAGTCCACATCTGGTAGCATATTTTCTGCTTCTAGTTCTTCTTTGCTAGCTAATTCAAAACCATAATTTAAACCTACTAATAAAGGTTTTTTACCTGAGATATATTCTTTATAGTTAACCCGAGGGTCTTCTGCAAAGCCAAACCCTGCTTGTGGGTCTAGTACAGCTTTATCAGGTAAAATAATATTAGTTTCATTTTCTTTAATTGCTCTAGCCATAATTTCATTTAAAACATTTAGAGGTAACGCAGACTCTGAGATGAATTTAATCAAACTAAGGGTAGCTTCTGATGTATTAGGTAGCTCTAATACTAGGGATACTTCACGTACTTTATGTGTATCACCATTTGAGATGCCACCAAAGATTGGTGCCCCATCTTCTGAATCTTCCTTTTCTATATCATTGAAACTGATTGAGGCTACTTCTGCTTCTTTCATGGCTTCGTTAAAGATAAGTAATAGGTCACTATAACAAAGTTCATCATGGCGAGTAGGATACATATATACATCTTCACCTACTAGGTGGATAGCATATGGGTCGTGTGCATCATACATTTTTTGTAACTGTGTCTGTGTTACAGGTGATACTGCAATATCCCCTAAGTTAAGGGTATCGGGTAGCTTTTGTAAATTCATATTTGGTTCTCCTTTTAATAAAAGTCTTCGGAATTGATTTGTGTTTGTTCTGTACTTGAATATAAACCTTGGACACCTTGTTCAATACTAATGTCAGAATCAAGTGTGGTAAAGCTACTTGTTGTACCACGTTCATTAATTGCTTTAACAATCTTATTCATACCCACCATGGCATAGACCATGCTTTGCGCATAATGGTCGTCACCTTTTCGGGTGATTGACTTGTAGTATTCTTCGGTACGTTCATCTTGTTCATCTTTAATGACTACATTACCCCAATGTTCAATTAGTAAATCAAGGTCTTCGGTTTCTTTTTTCCAGAACCCAATTCTTCCTGCTTTTAAATGATACATCATAATAGTGTTCTGTGTCAACTTATCAATTTTAACTGTGCCGTTCATGTCATTGAAATGGGCATTCATATCCCCATTAGAACGAGCTGTACGAGTATCGACACCATAAACAATCTTTTGGTTAGTCTTGTCAAATTCCTGTCTTAGCTTGTCAACGTAGTTCCCCGAAAAACCGATATCGGCTATGACAAAGTTAGGTTCATATTGATAAATTAGTCGCATTACTGCTCTTAAATCTTCTTCTATTTGTTCTACACCCTCTGAACGTGGTACCTTGTGTAAATTGATTATATCCCAGTTACCATTACTAGTCATACCCATTACGGATATCCAGTGATAGTGCTGACCCCAGTCAATCCCCATTGTAATCCACTCATAGTCATCTGTACGATGTCCTAGGGGTTCTTCTAGGTAGTCACGTTTATGAGTCAAGATGTCATCTGGTAGGATAGCAAGTGATGTATCTTGATATGGTTTACCAATAGCATAATTATAAAAGAATTGTAGACTAGGTGCCTGTAATTCTTTTTCTTTCATTTTATCTGCGGAAATCCATACCGCATCCATTTGAGATATTGAATATCCATGATTACGATTACCAGTGGTTATTTTAGGAATCCAACGACCAGAATACCATCTGTCTAAAGGTTTACCGCACTTTTGACATACATAACGATAACTGCCATCTCTGACAACTTTACCAAGTCGGTCAATGCCACTTGCATCTACTAACTCAATATTCTTTTCAAAATCCATGACTTGGTAAAAGCCACAGTGCTCACATTTTAATACCCATTCACGTTGGTCTGATTCTAAGTACTTCTTATGGATGCCCCAGTTAGGAATTGTTGGCGTTGACCATCTTCGCACTAAGCCATACTTGTCAGATGATGACATAGATTCAATAGCTGAAGTTTCAGCATCATTAGCAACGCGGTCATATTCATCAAGCATTAAAATATCAGCATCGACACCTTCAACTGCTGATGCTTTTGATGAGCTACGGAAGAATATACGAGAGTCCCGTATACTCATTTGCCCAAGTGACTTATTTTGTTGGTCAGTTAGTGAGGCATAATATCCACCTGCAAACTGTGGATTTACACGAGATTTAACGAAATCCCGCATCTGGTTTCCTGTTGGGAAGGTATAAAGTGCTTTAATCGCATCATATGAATGAAAATCACAGAAGTATATTAGACTAGCAAGTCCAACTTCTGAGAGCCCGAGTTGACGGCTCTTAATTACTGCCATAGCCTTCTGATTAGGGTCTATAGTATCCCTAATCATATCCATCTGCCAAGGTCGATGACTGGATAACTTAGTCATGTCTCTATCTGGGATAGAGAAAGTCATTGGGTGACCTTTAACCTTATGGTTCTTTAATAAATAATTTACAGGAGATAGCATACTGATTAA